AATAGCTTAATTTTTCGCAACATAACGTAACCTCTTACCAGTACATTTTTGCAACCAATTTGAATATGGTTCTATACAGCTTAGTCTATCTGTTAAATGATGTAAAACATCCCCATTTAAAAAAATTGCTACATGATTCAAACCACTTTCAAAAATTGACATAAAAAGTAAATCGCCATTTTCAAGTTTTTCATTTGCATTTAACTCTCTAAAACCAGTTTGTTCATAACAAGCTTCAAACATAGGATTTTTGTTAAATTCTTCTAAAGTTGTAGGTCTTACCCAATCTGTAAGAATAATATTTTTTTCTTCTTTGTACCAATCACGAACAAGTGTATAGCAATCTTGAACACCCCAAACCCACTCACGACCACGCAAAGGGGGTTTGAATCCACAGGGTTTGTATTCGCCCCATGTTTCTGTTTTTGGATTAACAATATACCAAACTAATCCACTTTGTTCACATGAAACCATGTCAGCTTGTGATGCTATGGGAGGTGTTACTGGATGACTATGCACTATTGCAATTATTTCGCCAGTATTATCAGCTTTTATATAATCAACAGGGTCTAAAATAAAACATTGATAATTTGAAATTGCAAGATTATTGCATGGAAAATATCTTTTTTTACCTTTGATATTTAACAACAAACCACAACTTTCTTTAGGGTCTTGTTCTTTTGCGTGTGCAAGTGCAGCTTCTTTCCAGTTCATCCAATAAAAGTACCTATTGATGGAAATTCTGCTCTAGTGCATTGTCTTTTAGGAGCACGAATACCAGCCAAATCAAAAACAGCAGCCAATTCAAACTCTACAAGCTCTCTATTTTCTGATGATTTCCTGTCAATTTTATATATTTCTCTTGGAAACTCAGCATTTGGGTCAGGAGTACCAAGTGTATTAACTTGCTGGCTTGAACTTGTTGTTGTCGTTTGAGTAGTTGTATTTGGGTTATTCATTGTTATTGTATTTCCCATATTATTTCCATGAACAGTGCAGTAATATCTAAGGTCATTTGGTGCTGAAGGATATGCTGGCTGATAGGTAACTGTCGCACCAGCTTGACCAGCAGTACCAGAAACAGTGGTTGTTTGACTTCCGCCCGCATCTGATTTAATTGCTAAAGGATGATTTGCGTTTGAAGCATCAGCTTGATTGAAAATATATGTTGAACCACGTTTCATAGTTAAAACTGGCTTATTACTTCCATTTATAAGAAAAATATTTGAACCGCCTACATTCGCAACTGTGACAGTATATGTGACAGTTTCAGCGTCAGCAGGGTCAGCAATGGTTTCAGTAGTCGTTGAAGTGGTTGTTGTGACAGGAAAGTTTACATGGTCTAAATACCTCGCAAGTGTTCTTATTCGTGTAACTGTTGCACCTGTAAGATCGTTTCCTCTTGTTACTGTGTTTACGTTTAATAAGATTGCTGTAATTGTTCCAAGTGCATTGCTGACCTTTAATGTTGGTCTTGGTAGTTGACCACGTTGAAAAGCAAAGCCATCTGCTTCTATAGGCATTTTTAAGTATTGATTTGAATTGAAAAAAATATCGCCATTTGCATTAAGACTTGTACCGTTATGAAATCTATAAGTTTGTGTTGAGCCATGAAGGTTCGCATCAAGTGTTATTTCAAAAAGCTCAATAATTGCTGAAGGGTTGACCTTTTGGAGGTCAGTAATAATAGGAGCAGTACTCATGGCTCAAAAACCTGTTCAAAAGTTGCACGAATTGTTGCATAAGTGGGGTAAGGAATTGTTTTTTCCCATCTTTTGCAAATAAATTTCATTGATGATGGCTCTTCGGGAGGGGTGTAGTCAAAACTTGCTTGGTCATTCGCACGAGCATATAAAAAAGTTTCTATTGTATCTGCGTCTGCCTCAGAAAGATTGACCCATTGTAAATTAAATTCTTTTGCAGTTTGATTTTCAATTAAACCAAACATAATTCTATGTTGGTAGCCATCCCCAAGCTCAACAGTTCTAACTTTTGGAGAACTAATTTTATTTACTTGATAGCTTGGAGAAATATTTGGAAAAGTTGCCATTATGCTAATAAACCTCCTGGTCTTTTTTGTTTGATTAGTTCAGCCGTAATAGCTGTTGATAAAACCAATCCTAACGACCTACCTTCCTCTTCATTGCCCTCTACGCTACTTCCTGACGCATCAACATTGACTACAACACTCATACCTCCACTACCAGCAGAAGTTACCCCTAATCTTCCGTCACTACCTCGTTTCAATGGAAGTATCGCTTCTGCTCCAGCTTCTCCCATTAGACCTATTCCGTTTTTCATAGGAAATAAAGTTGGTCTGCGTACTATTCCCCCATAAGCGTACTTTTCAACTTGTCCATTTACAAAAGCATTACCATTGGCATTTGAACCTCCAAAAATATTCGAGAAAAAGCCAGTAATTGGAGCCATTATTGTTTGTTGTATAGCTATTCTTGCAATATCAGCAATAATTGATCTTGCTAAATCGCCAAAGGCTAGTTTTCCTGTCATTACAAAATTAACAAGTGCATCTTCCATACCTTGTAAAGCATTTCCCATTGCATTTTTTATGTTTCCAGCAACATCATTTACTTTTTTTTGATAATCCTCAAGACCTTGCTTCATGCCTGTAAGAACTTCATTTTGTTTTTCTCCAGTGTCATCAGTTATCCCTGCTGTACCATCCCCACCACCAAGAATATTGGATGCACCATCACTGACAGTTGTTACGACATTGCTGGTCACTTCTCCAGCTTTTTGAACACCTGCGTTTATTATGTCTTGAGCTTTGTCAATAGTTTCACTAGCTTTATCTGAAATATCAACAACAATTTCTCCTAATTTTTCATAAGCTGCTATTTGTCCTCCAAAAATTTTTCCTATTAATGGTATTTTTGATAATTTTTTAAGTGTATTAATAATAAACTTATTAATCATTAAAATAAATCCTTTTCCAATTCCAATAATATTTTTTATAACAGCTTTTGAAAAATTTTGAACATTTTTCAATAGATTTATAAGACCTTCTCGTAAACCTTTGAATTTAATTAACAGAGCAGCAATAGCAGCAATAGCAATAGCAGCCCATCCAAATGGATTTGTTGCTAAAAATATTATTGAAGCTTTTGATGCAGCTAAAAATCCTCCAGCCATACCCATCAATGAAGTTTTTATAGCAGCAAAAAATGACAAACTCATTGCAGCTTTAAAAGCAGCCATAGTTGTCGCAACAGCCGTTGCAGCTAGTCCAGTTGCAGCCAGAGCAGCAGCGACACCTTTTATGGGTGTTGGAAGTCGTGATGCAGCAGTTAGTAAATCATTTAATAATCTTGCTAGTGGATGTAAAACCGCTATAAAGGCAGCACCTATTTGATTAGTAACAACCTCAAAGTTACCTCCTAAAATTTTTGTAGTAAGACCAAAACTAGCCATTGCTTCTCTTGTTCTTTCAGTTACATCACGACTATTTCTTATTGTTTCAAATGTGTTTCTTATTTCTTCTTCGCTTCTACCTAATAAAGCTAAAAACTTTGAGCCTTGTTCTTGTCCAAATATAGCTTTTGCAATTTCAGCTTTTTGTCCAGTATTTGCAACACCTTCTAAATCTCTTTTTAGTGTTATTAATACTTCATCCATTGGCTTAAGGTTTCCGTTTACATCTAAAATGTCTGAACTTAAAGCTTTAAAACCTTTTGTAAGCATTTGTGTTCCACGACTTACTCCAAGTAATTGACCATCCGCACCACTAGCAGCAATCTGCAATCTTGATAAACCACTTCTTAATGCCGTACCAGCTTCACTTCCTTTTATTCCCGCATCAGCTAAAAGAGCTATTGTAGCAGCAGTATCATTAACAGTTAACCCAAAAGCTTTAGCTACTGGAGCAGCATATTTTAAAGACTCGCCTAAGTCTAAAATACTTTGATTAGAGCTATTAGCAGTTGCGACTAAAATATCAACTAAAGCATTTGTATTTTCTACACCCAATCCAAAAGCGTTTAAATTATTAGAAACAATAGAACCAACGTCAGCAAAAGCGACTCCTGTAGCTTCCGCACCAAGAACGATACCATTTAATGAACCGCTTATCTGGTCAGCGTCAAAACCAGCCCTTGCAAGAACTGTTGCTAGTTCTGCAACTTCTTGAGGTGTACCAGCAGCGACTTGTGCAGTTGCTCTTATGCTTTCATCAATTTGTGCAAAATTACCTCCGCCTTCAATAGCTGCTGTTTTCTTTACTTCTTCTTCATAACTTGATGCACCACGCACAACACCACGAATAGCACGACCAACACCAACTGTTGCTAATAATGAAGCTAATCTATTTCCAGTGCTTATTGCCTGTCCATCTAAACCTTTAAGTTTTCTTTTTAAATTATCAATTTGACCGCCTAATCTTTTATATGCACGACCACCAATTTCTGTTCTATCTCTTAATAATGTTAGTGCTTTTATATGCTGTCTCAATCCTCTAGTAGTGTTTCCAGCAGCCCTCGCCATCCTATTTATTTCTATATTCATTTTCCCTAACTGGGCTTTGCTCATTTTTGAGCTAGTATCTAAACCTTTTAATTGTTTTTTAAAATTATCAACACTTTTTGCTCCCACAACTTTAGCTTTAAGGCGAAAAGTGGTGTCAAGATTTAATGCCATTTATTTTTTATCCTTATTTAAAATTTTAATAGCATGACGTTCCATGACTTGTATATTTTCTAGTGTATCTGTTTTATTACTTACATCATACAACTCAAACATCATTTGTAAAACAGAATAATCTAAACCAATAACACCGCCCATAGTTGTTCGCCATTGCGTCATCATTTTTATAAAAATCATTACTGATTCCCAGTTTTCTTCCCAAACCTCGTAATCCTCTTCAATTCGTTTTTGGGGCAATCCTTTTATATTTAGAACAGCAGCATCATCATGTGAATAATCTTCAACTGACCCTTCTAATAAATGGTCTATTGCCCCTGTAAGTTTTTTAATTTCTTACCTGTTATCCCCTCGTAATATGCGAACACAATAAAAGCTGGCATCATTGGTAGGTCTAAAAGGTTTTCTTTATTTTCTTTATTAAACTCTAAAGGTACTTCATCGCCATCATCATTTTCTTGGTTTACATCTTCCCAACCAATTAAAACCTCATTTGCCATTGGAGTTGGGTCAAAATCACTGGGTAACTCTTTGCCATTTTTATCAAGTTTTGGAGTAGCTAATTTTGCCATCTTTGTAATATATTTTTGTGGCATACGTTTAAAAATAGCTTTAAATTTTACTTCTACATTTTCATCATCATCTGGGTATTCATAATTAACACTCCATTTAAAAGATTTAATTTTGTTGATTACTAAAGCCATAAAAAAAGGTTAAACCATGTAACGCACAGTTTAACCAATATACAGAAAAAGTAAATAGATTTTTAAGTGTAAACTATTGAAATTTCATCATTACCACTATTAGGCTTTGCGGTATATGCAAGGTCTAACATATCAATATCATCTACTGAAGCATAAGCTGGAGCAGTAATATTTGCTGCTGGCATTGTCACTGTGACTTTATTTCCAGCAGTTGTTCCATGTAAAAATGTATTATTTCCAGTTGTATTGGATGTTGCATTTGTAAAGTAGTTCTTTGCTGATAATGCAACGCTTTCAATTTGTACTGAACCACCAGGTGTACGATTATTTATCATAACTTCCTTAGTTCCGCCAACAAGCTCTCTATAAACAACCTCATTATTCATATCAAAGCTAAACGAATTTAAAGCACCCGCAAAACTATGAAACTGAAAAGCAGAGGTATTTCCGTCTTTAAATACAAGTGGGTCAGCCTGATTTTGGAATGTACAGGTTGGCATTGTTGTATCAGTTGGAGCATTATAAAGACCTGTCATTACGAATGTAATTGTAGGTATTGAACCTGTTTCACAGTTCAAACTATATGTACCACGACATCCAGTTAATTTATGTTGAATACCGTCTGCATTAAAAACTATTGTGCATGAATCAAAACCACTGCTGACAGGTGCATAAGTAACACTTGTTCCACTTGCTATCGTTTGGCTCATGCCGCACGAAGTAAACAAAGGTGCATAATGAGGGGCAGTTCCAGCAGCACCACTTCCAGCCATTTCAACAGTTATTGTTACCTGTGCCCGAGTGTTTGCTAAAAGTGTGTCGTAGTTTCCTAAATAGCTACGGACTAAATCTCTTGTAACTTCATCTGATTGAATAGGCTCAATAGAAAGCTCTGTGCATAAAATAGCATTTGCTGACCCTGTAGCAGTAGGGTCAGAGCCGTATGAGCTTTCATCTTTTGCGAGTAAAGCTCTTAGTCTAGTCCTCTTTGGCATTGGAAGTTTCCTCTTGTGGTAAAGATTCGGTTGGTTGGGCTGGTAAAGTCTGCCTAATCAGCTTTTTCTTACCAGTTTTGGGGTCAATAAGGTATGTTCCCCCTTGACCAGCATACTTATCTTCCATAATAGCGTCATTTAAGTGGATAAATCAGTAGTTGATGTCTGATATATAATAATATACTCGCAACTTACCACTCCGCTAGGTTGGTCGCCATCAATTAAATCAAAAGAAACATTGCGTGGAGTCATATCCATGGCATTTCCACCTAAAGTAACATCAGTTGAAATTTTTGAATGTATTGATTCAACAGTGGGGTCAGCACTTTGATCTAAAGTTTCTGATGCTGAACCTCTTGCAATAACACTAAGTCTTACATTTAATGTCCATCTTAATCTATTTGCCTGTACTTCACAGTTATCACTTATGGGTTCAATAATTAATACTTTTCCTTCACTACGATTAACAGGTGTAACTCTGCTTCTATAAATACGATTTCCAACTCCAGTTGTATTTGCTAACTGAGTTTTAAGTTGAGCTAATATTGTTTCCCTTTTTGTTGTCATGTTTTGCTAAGTGTTATCTGTGAAAATGTGCCGTCATCAATCATTCTTTTTGTTCTTACCTCAAAAGCTGTTGATGAACCACTTAAATTTGTTGTTACTGTATCTCCAAGAGAAACACTTGAAAAATCTGAAGTTTTTACTGTTAATAAATAATCTGTTATCACAACCATATCGCCAGCTACTATTTCATCTGGCATATCTAAAATCCCTTTGACAGTACTTCCGCCAACAGTTACATCTTGACCAAAATCAAGTAAATAAGTATTTGGAACATCAGTAATTGCCATAGGAAAAAGCCCTCGTTAGAGGGCTATATATTTTAACTATACTTTTTAACACCAATTAGATTGATGCTGAAAGTAAATGATGGAGATGAACCAGTAATTGTTTGAACAATTTTGATGTATCTCTCTGCACTGTCCTTGTTAATTACAAGAGTTTGCATTGATGCTGAGTCTGTTACTTGTGTGAAAGTAGCACCAGAAAGGTCAGTATAAGTACCACCACTTGCGTCAGAGTTTGTAATCTTAACGTCAAGAGTTGGACTTGTACCAGTTCCAGCAGCACAATCAAGCACTAAAAGAACATCGCCATCATACTCAAGTAAATCTATAGCTGAACTTGTCGCTGTACTTGTTACAGCACCAGTGGCTTTACCAGCTACGACAGTTAATTTGTCTAAATTTTGCTGTAAAACAGACATTTAATTTACCTCTATTTTTTTGATTGCTTCCTCAATTTGTGTAAGAAGCGTTGACTTGTTTAACCTTTTATCAAGTTCTAAACCAATAGAACGACCATAGGTTTCTAACTCAGCCTTAGTCATTGAACTAAGATCAGTTTCATCTGTAGTCTCTACAACATCTGGCTCTGCTATTGGTGCTTCGCAAGTTTCGACCACAGCTTCCGCTTTGCCAATACCAATTAACATATCGCCAATATGTTGCTCAACTTCAACAATAGAGCCAGCATCCGTTGGGATGCCAGCTATCATTGTGTTTCTAAGCAGCGATACTTTCATGTGAATTAAGTACCGAAACAGAAAGCTCCAGCTTGCTTAACTGCGAAATCAACATCTTGAAGTGCAATAACTCTTACATTACCGCTTGTTGCTCCAGCAAATGGGTCAACAGTTAAGTCAAGACCTGACCAGAAGCCCATTACAAACTGAGAAAAATCTCCAAACACTGCATCATTGTTTGCAAGTTGGTTTGTAGTGATAGCTGGATAGCCGTTGATTTCGTTGTTTTCAAATACGAACTTACCTGTGTTAGATGCAACCTCAGTTGACTTTAATGCACCCCTAGCAGAAGCATTGATTAGGTAGAACATATTTGCAACATCAGCATTAGCAGCAGCAACATCAGTTTCCATGCCGATATACTCAGCAAAAGTTCCAAATGTTGTTATTGTTTGTGAGCCGATACCGCTTGTATCTTTAATACCTAAAGGCTGGTTTGAAGAACCAGTACCGTAGATAGCAGTATGATCTAATTTTGTAGCAATTACCTTCGCCAAATCATCCCTAATCATTGACTCAACATCAATAGATGATTGAAGTAATAATCTTCTTGAATAATCAACAAATGCAGCAACAGTTTTTGGTGTCATGTTGACTTGGTCAAAAGCCTGTTGTGATTCTGAAGGTGCTGACCCCTCGCCTACCCAATATCCTGTGGATGTTGATGTCATTCTTGGGATTGATACGTTGCCCTGTAATCCAGTTAAAGTTGTTGGATTAGTAGCCATAACCGCCATGCGGTTTCTTAATACGTCAATAAATGAACCAGATAATAGTTCAGTAGCAACGAGGTTTCCACCAGCAGTCGCAGTACCTACAGTTAAGTCTCTTGAAAGAACTTCATTAGGAACAAGTATTCCACTTGCTGGCTTACCGTAAGCTTTTGAAGTAGCTTCAGAAACTTCACGTTCATAAGCAGCAGCTTCTTGTGCAGCCCTGTCACTTGGGTTTGCTAAAGCATTTAAAGCTCTTGTAAATGAAAATCTTTTGATTTCCTTTTGGTCTAAGCCAATTTCTGGTGACTTTTGAATTTGATGTTGTTCCACAGTGTTAAGACGTTCCTCCCTGTATGTGTTGATTGCGTGGCGGGCATCTTCAACAGATGCACCCTCTTGATTTAGTTTGTGTGCTAAATCGGGGCAAGAATATTTCTCGCCCATTGCTGCAATCGCATTACTGCGATTTCTTTCAGCAATAATTATGGACTCACTGCGTTTTTGCTCTGCTTCAACGGCTTTGCTTGCAGCTTCCGTTTCTGGTTTTTGCTCCATGTTTTTGGAAGTTAGATTTGGACTAGATGACGGAGCTTGAGCCGTCAAAGCTTCTCTTGATTGCTCAAGAGCAGTTGCATCATCCTTTGGAGGAGACTCAGCAACCTTCTTACTTTCTATACTATCCTCTTCTTCTATACTCCGCCCTACTCCAACGGTTGAATCTGCTGGCACTGAAACCAAGCTAACTTCCATAGCCTTCCATTTTGTTACGACCATTTGATCGCCACGTTCTTCAATTTCGTTTATTTGATATGCAAAACTTACTTGCGAAATTATGCCATCTTCAACATCTGTGCGTTTTTCTACAGCATTTGGGTTTCTTGACCATTTAACAGTTGCATAACCTCTTTTGTCATCTCCAATTTCTGCTTTTTGAACTACACCAAGAACTTCGTCACGATTATGATTCCAGAGGAAAGGGGCTGTTCCGTTATTTAAACGTGATAGGTCGGCAGCCCCCTGATCGTGAGAAAGTACCTCAGTACCGAAATAACGCTGCACTGGCTCTTCAGAAGAAAAACTCATATAAAGTTCTTTTCCGTCTGACTCAATTTGTGCTTTTAATTCTCTTGTTTGTATTAATGATTCGCCTTTATTTCTTGCCTTAAGTTCTTTTAAGTCTAATTTACGAAATTGTGATATTTCTTCATCTTTTTTCTTTTTATCGTCATCATGGTACGGCCTTGACTCGTCATAACTCTCTGCTAGTTGCAAGGGCTGTATTTTTGTTAATGTGCTGAAACGGTGACCAACTTTTATATCTGTTTTGATATAACCAGCCTCATTAGCAGCTTTTCTATAAACACAAATCAAAGCAGCAGGGTCATCAGCAGTGCCATTGATTACGAACTCAGAACTAGGAACGTCAATTTGTCCATCACGTTCAATTCTTTCAATAACACCTCTTGCCCTGCCACCACTAGCGTTCCATGAAACAAAATCTCCAACTTTGAGTTCGTCAGGTGCAGCTTTTTGTTCTGGGGGCAAATCCATTAATTTTTGTTTCATAGTTTTTTCGTTAGTTGCGGGTTCAAACTTAATAGCATTGTACTCATTTTCTTGTAACCAAGTACGAGCTTCCTCCGCAGAGAACTTACTAAGTTTAAATCTTATAGATTGAAGTTCAACTTCATCTATATCTTCCTTTATACCAAAAATAAAATCAATACCCTCTCCGCCTCTATCTACAACTCTACGAAATGTATCATATTGTTCTGGTCTGCGTATTCTAGCAGCGTGTTCATTTGGGTAAGGTCTTTCTTCAGTAAACTCTCCATTATCAAATCTTTCTCTTGCTTTTTTAATTGCAGCAGATTTACGCTTGCTCCAGCTAAAACCAGCATCCCCGCCCCAGGCATCCCAAGCCACCCTTCCACGACTTGGGAAACCTTTTTCTCCTGAGTTGAATCCTTCAGCTTGCTTATCAACTTCATGCCTTGCAAAAAATGAGTGCATACGCATAACAACGTCAACTGATAATTCTCTACCACTTATTATTTGAGTTGCTCTTACAGCAGCTACTTGAGTTCCACCTCCTTTGCCTTCGCTTTTCCATTTTTTATATCTTTTCGCAGCAGTTTTCATGCCCTCTGTAGGAAATAAATCTATTTCTGTTCCATTTACATTTGCCATTTATAAAATGTCAGATATATAACATAATACTTTAAATTTGGTAAAAACAAACTTGCACTTTTTTAATATAAATGCTATATTATTAATAGGTAAGGGAACGATACCCGAACCGTAAACCCCAAGTTAGGACTTAAAAAAATGAGAGACACAAGCTTTTTAGGTAAGTTACTAAGACTTACAGAAAGTACAAACGCTGGAGAAAAAGCAGTTGCAGAACGCAAGTTACAAGAACAACTTGCAAAACACAATATGACTTTGCAAGAGCTAGAACGCACCCTTGCTTTAGACAGCCATAACCCAGAGGATGATGAAGCAGTGCATTGGCTTTATGTTGACAGTAAAGGCAGAACAAAAAATACAAGACTTGACCCTGCAACTGTGACTATTGTGCAAGCTGTAGCTGATTACTTTAATGGCGAAGTATTAACAGGGCAAGGCGAAATAGATATTTTTGCTACCAAAGGTAACAAAATACAGATTATTTTATATGCAGAATATTTATTAGACCAGTTACTTGTTGACCTTAAAAAAGCGAAAAAAGAGCAAATATTTACAGACAGATGCTTTAACTACAGCTTTAGAAAAACATGGGCTTTAAATGTTGCTTACAGACTTAGCGAAATGAAAAAGCAAGAAAGGAGCGAGGGTACAGTGATTAACAATGTACAAGTTAGTGGTTTAGCTTTACAAGACAAAGACCAAAAACAAAAACAGACTAGCCTTGCATTAAGAAAGCAAAAGTACCCAAGAGTTGGCACTAGAGGAAGTTTTACAACAAGCGGAGGACAAGGTGCAACCAGTGGAGGTAACTACGGAAGAAACGTAGGACTAAACAGACAGGTTAGTGGTAGAGCAGCTTATAGATTAGGAGGTAGCTAAATGACAACCAAAGAGCCAAAATTTAATCCACATAAAAATACAACTAATTTTATGAAACATTTGGAAACAGGATTAACAGAAATGGGTTTGGACTTTATGGATTACAAACCCACAGGAGTGTTTATGAATAATGGCGAAAGCTGTTACTTAGTGAGCCAAGTTCCAAACAGTGAAGATGCTGACGATACTTTTTTAGTTACTAAAGACGGTATTGAGTTCCCAGACAGCACTGTAAAAATAATGTTTAAGGGCGAAGAACAACCGCCCTCTATGGTTGCGATTTTATTTTTAACTTCCATATTGCAAAAAAAATTAGTAAGTCCAAACTGTCCGCATTGTGAAGAGGATAAATGAATTTACCTATAAACATTGAAGAATGTATTTTTATTGAAAATATGATTGACGATCAATTATTAGAGCTTAATAACGATCTTGAAATTTTAGCTGATACTATTAACAGCCTTGATGAAGTTGACATTGAACTTGGTCACGATATTCAACATATTCATACGAGATACGAGTGGAAAGAAAGAAGAGAAAAATTAAATAATTTAAAAAACAAAATTCATAATCATTGTGAAAAAGTTTTTGCGACACCTGAGTGGCAAGCCAGCTTAAAATAATCCCTTAATCTCCACTAATTGCCGTTGAACCGTCTAAATCAAGGTCTAATTGTACTCCAGCATCCTTTAAAGTTTCTTTTTCTGCCCTAATTTGATCTACATTATCATCAAAATCTTTTCCTAACATACTCATTATTTGTGACTTCGTATAAT